GGCTGCTAAAGCCAGTGGAGGGGAGCATTATTGTCACGACAGAAGTTATCAGATTATAATCGGTCATGGCAGCGGCAAACTTACTCCTCAAATCGATCAGCACTAAACAGAAGCCTTTCCACAAGACGGCCAAAATTCTGCCGTTTAAGAAGACGCCAAAGCAGGTGCTAGCAACAGAGCTGCAGGCAGACATTAAGAACGTTCTGCTGGTCGGCGGGAGTCGCTGTATCGCTGGCGATTCGATTATTGATGGGCAGACCAAGACAATCGCGGAGCTGTCGCACATAGGCAAGCCGGTGGCGGTGCGAACGTCGCATGGCTGGCAGATGGCCGAGGCACCATTCCTGAAAGGCGCTGACAAGCTTCTGGATGTCGTCACTGATAGCGGCAAGAGAATCGAGGTCACAACAGATCATCGATTCTGGAATGGCGCGGCATGGATCAAGGCCGAGGCGCTTTCTGTCGGGGACCCCTTAGCTTGCACATATTCGCAAAGCCCTGGGGCGTCCAGTTCGGACGCTTGCCTTTTAGTGTCGCTCGCAGATGGTCGGCGTTCGATGCAAACAGTCTCAAGTTTGATGGGGCGTTGTTCTGATTATCTCCGTCGATGTGGTCGACGACTTCGCCATTATTTATTTTCCGCCCAATCATGTCGTGCATCGTTATTCGGTGAACCGGCGCGTATCCGTTCGGGTCTGTTGGTTTGTCTCCGCGCTTTGCGAGCGCCCGAACTAGATATCCGTACTCACTATCTATTGGCACTCGCTGGAGGACATAGCCAGATCGATCAAGCGTCAGCCCGCCTTTCCAGGCAGGGTGCGACCCCATTAGTTGAATCTGCCGTTCAATCGTCAACCCTCGTTTCCTCGCAAACTTCCGGACTGTCTCCGCGTTTATCCCGCCAAGCGCTGCCGCTATCTGGTTCGCTGTATGCCCGTTTCCGATCATGGTTATCACCAAGCCTGGATCTCCTATCTTGCCCGTCCGCTTGTCTCGCATTGAATGACACTCCTCTGGATAGTGGTTATCGAATTGAAAAGGTTTTAAGCATAACACGAACCGCCTTTAAAAATTACTACACTTTGCACGTTCCAGGCAGCGAGCAATATTTCGCGAACGGCATCCTGCATCACAATTCCGGAAAAACCTTTATCACAATCCGCAACATCATTATGCGGGCCTCGCTCTGTCCTAACTCGCGTCACATCGTTTTGCGCAAGCACTTCAACGCACTCAAGCGGGCCGTCGTTCTCGACACCATGCCTAAAGTTTGGAGCCAGTGCTTTCCTAGTCTGCCATCTATGTCGTCTTGTCTGAACAAGCAAGACTGGTATGTCGAGCTGCCTAACGGGTCTCAAATTTGGTTCGGCGGCCTGGACGATAAGGAGCGAACGGAGAAGGTCCTCGGCACCGAGTACAGCACGGTATATTTTAACGAGGCGTCTCAGTTGTCATGGGATAGCATAGCAATGGGTATGACGCGCCTCGCTGAAAATTCAGGGCTCCCGCTGCGAGCTTTCTTCGACTGCAATCCGCCAACGTCAAAGCACTGGTCTTATCAGCTTTTCATACTAGGCAAGATTCCTAACGATCCAGAGAAGCTTGACGTTGAAGATTTTGAAACAGAGTACGCGCATCTGTTTATGAACCCTATCGACAACATGGACAACTTGCCCGAGGACTACCTCAAGATCCTCAAGGCATTGCCCAAACGTCAGCGAGAGCGATTCCTCCACGGCAAATTCTTAACCGATGTCGAGGGGGCGCTCTGGGATATGGATATGGTCGATGCGGCCAGGGGTAAAGACGAGCCAGAAAGCCTGATTCGAAAGGTGCTGTCCATTGATCCAGCGACCACGAACGAAGAGGAGTCGAGTTTATGGGGTCTGGTCGTGGCCGGGATTCATCACGGGGATATGGTCGAAACCGCTACTGAATCCGGCGTTAAACTGATGGAGCAGTTCGAGGGTCATGTATACAAGGACGTTAGTTTTAAAGCCTCTCCTAACAAGTGCATAGTAAAAGCGATCCAGATTTACAATCAGGAGGAGTGCGACGCGATAGTCGTAGAGACCAACCAGGGCGGGGACATGGTAGCGGACCTGTTGCGGTTAAATGGCTACAAAGGTAAGATCGTAAAAGTTCGCGCCTCAAGAGGTAAGTATGCTAGGGCAGAACCAGTATCGGCACTGTACGAACAGGGGCGCATTAGTCATGCAGAAGGACTGTCGGAGCTAGAAGATGAGCTTACAACGTACACTCCTTTCAATTCCAAGAAAAGCCCTGACAGGCTCGACGCATTGGTCTGGGCACTCACCCATCTATTCCTCGGCAAAGCAACATTCAGTTGGGATGATTTAATATGAATTTCGGACGCAGCAACGGCTCAGATCTAATCAAGGCTCCCGACGGATTCGCGCGGGTCTTTGCTGGTAAGCGAGAGACTCCGGCGCTAGGCACCCTGGCGCTGCTGGAGGGCTACAATTCCTTTCCGTGGATTCGAGCGATCAGCGATAAGATCGGTCACGGCATCGGTTCTACTAAATGGGAGTTGTCGGCTGGCGATCTAGAGATCGACAACCATCCCATGCTAGATCTTTTAAAGAGACCCAATCCTGCGATGTCAGGCATGGCGTTTTTTAAGTGGAGCGGGACCGTCTTCGCTCTAACGAATGAAATCTTCTGGATGATCGAGCGTAACGCTGTCGGAATGCCTATCGAGCTTTGGCCTATTCCCCCTCATTGGGTCGTTGACATACCGAAGTTCACCGCCGATGGTGGCGAGTACGAGCTGAGTTTCGGCGGAGTAAGGACCAGAGTACCGGAGATGGATGTTATCTACATTCGCGACTTCTCCCCAGCGAACCCTTACGGCCGATCTAGCTCGCCCGCGAAAGCTCTAGGCGACGAGATAGAGTCCAATGAGTTTGCCTCCAAGTACGTCAAATCATTTTTCATGAATTCCGCCCGGCCTGATCTGCTGATTTATTCTGATGATAAAGACAATCCTCTCGATAAAGAATCGGCAGAGCGCCTAGAGCAGTCATGGCTCGATAAGTTGCAGGGATTCCGCAAGCGCTTCAAGCCGTTCTTTTTGCCCGGCAAGGTTGGCGTTAAGGATCTCCAGTCTGACTTGCGTTCGATGGATCTAGTTCAGCAGCAGAAGTTTTGGCGCGATGTAACGCTACAGGTTTACGGCATTCCGCCCGAGGCTCTTGGCATTATCGAGAACAGCAATCGAGCAACGATCAGCGCTGCCGAATTCTTTCTAACCAAGCATGTAATCGTGCCTCGCCTGGATATCATCAAAGACGGCTTGTCGGTTTCTCTCGCGCCTCAGTTCGACCAGCGGCTTTCTGTCGGCTATGTCAGTCCGGTAAAAGAAGATCAGGAGCACAACCTTAAAGTTACCACGGCGCATCCTCACGCTTTTACTCTCGACGAGATTCGGTCGGACGCGGGCAAAGAAGACATCCCAGATGGCAAGGGCAACATATATCCTTACATGTTTAACACTCTTTACAGCGAGGCGCCTGGAGGTGGAAATGTCGATGTCGAGCGAACGCCTGCTCCAGCTCCCGCTCCCGCTCCAGTTTTGGACGAGCCCGAGAGCGACGACAAGCGCTTCAGCAAAACGTTGAGCATGATCAAGTCCGGCATGATAGTTAAGGTGATAAGCGACGATCAGATAGAAGAGATATTGATCGTGATGGGAAGTGATGAATTTAATCCGAGCGTGGGTCTTGCTAATCGCGAGGCAGTTGCGGCGTTCGGTCAAAGCGTCGTTGATCAAGTCAGCACGGGAGTCGATTTTGAAATAGCTTCAAGCGAAGTCGAGGGATTCCTCGCAGAGCAAAGCGGCGACAGGATTACTGGCTTGGTCAACGAAGGCACTAAGAACGACCTGCGGAAAACTCTTTCTCAGGGCAGCGCCCTTGGCGAAGGGGCGGATCAACTCGCCACCCGTATTGCTGCAACGTTCGATAACGCCAAAGATTTTCGGGCGTTCCGTATCGCTCGAACCGAGTCAGTCCGCGCCTCTAACTTCGGCTCTCTATCAGGCATGAAGCAGATGGGGATCAAGCAGAAGCAGTGGCTAACGGTTGGCGACAGCAATACTCGAGAGAGCCATCAAGTCATGAACGGTCAGGTGGTCGATACAGCAAACCAGTTTCGTTCTGGGGCGGGGTTCCAGACTGCGTATCCGGGCGGCTTCGGAATAGCGGCGGAAGACATTGAGTGTCGATGCAGTATACTAGCGGTCATCGCTCCGGAAGGGGCTAGCATAGACGTACCTTCGAAGAAGGATTTTGAGCGAGAGCAAGCGCCGTACAAGCGGCTAATGGAGCATGCTTACATCCGAGGCTTCGAGGCTCAAGAGAAGCTAATAATTAAAGCCTTTAACTTAACTCAGGAGAACTAGAATGACTATCAAACTACTTGAACGCCGTGAATACGGGGCGGCCATGTTGAAGGATCTGTCTATGGGCACCGATGAAAATGTCGGCCAAGCGATCCGCAAGGGGATGGTCCCTCTTGAGGTTAAAGCGGCAGGCGACAATATCATTCGGTTTATCGTGTCTAACGGATCTCTGGATCGGGACCACGACACCATCAACGTAAACGGCTGGGACCTTGAGAACTATAAAAAGAATCCTGTCGTGCTTTGGGCGCACGAACATCACAGCGTGCCGATAGCGAAAGGCAACGATATAAGGGTCGAGAATAACAATCTGATTGCAGACGCGGAGTTCATGGGACCCGACATCATGCAGTTTTCTAATATGCTGTATCAGATGTACAAGGGCGGATTTATGAGCGCGGTGTCAGTCGGCTTTATGCCTGACGAGCGGGTCTGGTCTGAGGAGCAGGGCGGCATCAGGTTCTTGAGTCAGGAGATGCTAGAGTTTTCAGCGGTCCCTGTTCCGGCTAATCCAGAGGCGCTAATGCTGGCAGCCAAGGGCGGCATCGACGTCGCTCCAATGAAAGCCTGGGCGGAAAACTTGCTAGAGGAATGGCAGGAAGGCAACCGGCCTGTAGGCGCAAGCCGCAAGTCTATCGAGCGCATGCTCAAGATCGCCGACGATAAGAAGCCGGCGGTATCGATTCCAGCGTTCGACCCAGACAAACAGAAAGAGATCCGCCAGCGCAATATATGGGAACCACGGCTTAAAGAGTTCCGCCGTACAAAAAGCTGGAACGTAACCGATTGGGGCGAGAGTAATGACGGCGACCGGATCAAGGCTCCGGAAGACGTTCCTGATTACTTGTGGGTTGAGCATCTGGCGACCGAGGAAGAGGAAAGAACCGCCCAGGTCGAGGCTCGCAAGGCCGCCAAAGACGCCGAGGATCTCAGGGTCTCAGACTGGATTAAAGCGCGTGGCGAGCTCTCTCCAACGATGACGGCGATTGCAGATGCTCTGACTAGCGAGAAGATGTGGACGCTTGAAGGCTTCGTCGAACAGATCGGGACCGACGCTATCGACGCTATCGACAAGGCGCTGTCAGAACACAATAAGCCTAATCCTTATCTGACTGACGAATA